CTAGTGAAGTTTTGCGAAGCAGTGATCAATGACTGCGGTGCGTATGTGCAGATCAAGAAAGTGGAACGCAAACCACGCAAAGTCAAGTCAGTGCCACCTGAGAAACGTGCCGCAAAGTTCAAGGTGCTGATGGAATTTGCCGAGCTCAAGCTCAAAGGTTTGCCAGCCGCAAGTCTTGTGGACAAAGCAGAAGCCTGGTTGTATGATACTAAAAAGCGCAAGTTGATCCATCTTGTTGCTGACAGCCACACACAGGCATTCACTGTGAAAAGCAACAGCATTATTGGTTTCAGCACAATCGAAACCATGCAGAAAACTGTGCGCAAGCCAGCAGATGTTGTGAAGGCAGTGCAAGCGGCAGGCAAGCCGGCAGCACGTAAGATCTACAAGGATTTGACTACTACAGAAACCCCGTTTAACGGACGCGGAACTGAGAACTTGGTCATACTCAAAGCCTGGTAAATACAGGGACTTGGAGTCCCACATGCCAGAACAGCAACAACAATCACTGCCCACACTGAAGCAAAATTTGATAGAGTATGTCAAGCTTCAGTTGGGTGGTGATATCATTGACCTAGAATTAGACCCTTCACACTACGAAGCGGCTTATCAAAAAACCATTGGCACTTACCGCCAACGAGCCAACAACGCCTACGAAGAAAGTTATAGTTTCATGCAGTTGGTAGCGGATGTCAACATCTACGAACTGCCCCAGGAAGTTGTTAGTGTGCGTCAAATCTTCCGCAGAACATTCGGCGACAGTTCAGGACCGTTTGCATCAAACTTTGATCCGTTTGCACAGGCGTCGATCAACGTTTACCTAATGAACTTCAACGTAGCAGGCGGGCTAGCCACATACGACTTCTACAGTCAGTATATTGAACTAGCAGGACGCATGTTTGGTGCCTACATGAACTACACTTGGAATCCAGTTACTAAAAAACTGCAACTGATTCGTGATCCCAAAGGCTCAGGAGAAACAGTGTTGCTGTGGACCTACAACTTGAAACCCGAATTCAACCTGTTGAGTGATCACCAAATACAGCAGTGGATACGAGACTACATGGTGGCCAACTGCAAAATGATCATTGGCGAAGCACGTGAAAAATTTGGCACTATCGCCGGACCGCAGGGCGGCGGCAGTTTGAACGGTGCATCCATGAAGTCAGAAGCCAAAGTGGAAATGGACTTGCTGATCAATCAATTGGTAATGTATGTGGACGGAAGTCAGCCTCTTACATTCGTTATTGGATAAACTCCGTACACTTTTTTCTAAAATCCTGCTATAATGTAGCATGGACTTAATGATCGACATTGAAGGTTTGGCAACAGGCCCTGAAGCAACAATCTTAACCATTGCGGCTCAGGCATTTGATCCTCTTGGCACCGGCTACTATGAGCACAAATATTATGCTCGAGTTGATCTTGAAAGCCAAGAAAATCGTACCATTGAACAAGGCACTATAAACTGGTGGGCCACACAAGGCGCCGCACAGGACGAAGCCTTTGCAGAAGATGGGCGCATACCACTGGATCAGGCACTGGATGAATTGCATCGACTGTGTTGGAAATGCAATCGCATCTGGATGAATGGTCCCACATATGACGCCAACATTCTTGAGCATGCCTACAAGAGTTATCACAAACCCTTGCCTTGGCAATATTATAAGATCCGTGATGCACGAACGGTATATAGTTTGTATCCAGGGTTGCCCAAGCCAAGTACCAGCCATCATGCGCTGGAGGACTGTCGCAGACAAATTGACTTGTTGCAAGCAACCTTGAAACATTTAAACGTCAAGGAACTTGCATGATAATTGGAATTTGTGGATTTATTGGCTCGGGCAAAGATACCATTGCAGACTATCTTGTGAATCTACATCACTTCCGACGTGAAAGTTTTGCCAACACACTCAAAGACGCAGTGGCTCAGGTGTTTGGCTGGGACAGAACCATGCTGGAGGGTCGTACCAAACAAGCACGTGAATGGCGTGAGCAAGTGGATCCTTGGTGGGCTCAACGACTGAGTATACCACACTTGACTCCACGATTTATCCTGCAACAGTGGGGCACAGAAGTATGCCGCAAGAACTTTCACGATGATATATGGATTGCCAGTTTAGAAAACAAATTGCGCAACAGCCGGGACGATGTTGTCATAAGTGATTGCAGATTTCCCAATGAGATCAAAGCAATTAAACAAGCCGGTGGTATTGTGGTGCGTGTGATGCGCGGTGCTGAACCTGAGTGGTATGATGCTGCAATAAGCCGTAATCGTGGACCCAATGGCAATTCAACCTGGGCATTGAGTGGACGCCGACTGGAGCAGTTAGGCGTGCATGCGTCAGAAACTGCATGGGTGGGCACCAAGTTCAACGTAGTATTAGACAACAACGGCACACTAGATGATTTGTACCAGCAGGTCAAGCGTCTGGTTCAAGATCGCCCGCCCGCCAAGTAATTTCTGTACGAGCAACTTCTTCCACACAGTTACGACAAACTGTGCGTAAGTTTCTTACAGTGGCATTGTTGAGATCACCGTCAATGTGATACACTAATAATTGACTAGCAAATCTTGCTCGAAACCCGCATCTATCACATGCGGGTTTTTTCTTGTACCCTGAAGATTTCCAACGAGGTTCCCTGGGCTTGATACCGCGGCCTTTGCGTTGACAAGTCTCACATCTACTGCGGTAGTGTGTGGTATCTTCACGAATATAGTTAACAGCACAAGGGCGTTGATTGCAAGCAGGACAAATAGGTCTCATGTGGTATTTAGCACCTGGACCTTTGCCAAAGGGCAGTGTAAACTGGGTTTTTTTAGGTATGCCAATAAATATCAATAACTTGAAAAGGAATCAACCATGGCACTAGTATCACCAGGCGTAGAAGTAACAGTAATTGACGAGAGTCAATATATCCCTTCCGCTGTAAACACAGTCCCTTATTTTCTAGTAGCAACAGCACAAAACAAGGCTGACGCTGCTGGAGTCGGAGTTGCAGCCGGCACAACCGCAGCCAACGCAAACAAAACTTATCTCATTACCAGTCAGCGCGACTTGGCGGCTACATTTGGCGTGCCATTCTTTTACAACACCACAACTGGTACACCTATCAACGGATACGAACTCAACGAATATGGTTTGTTGGCAGCGTATTCAGCACTGGGTGTTACAAACCGTGCTTATATTCAACGTGTGGATATTGACCTAACTGAACTTACTGCAAGTTTGAGTCGCCCCACAGGCAACCCAAACAATGGCACATATTGGTTAGATACCAGCACCAGTCTCTGGGGCATTTTTGAATGGGACCAAACAGCCGCAACATTTACCAACCAAGTGCCTATTGTGATCACAGACACAGCAGACGTAGTTGACTATGCTGGCGGTGATTACACTCCTATCAGCACACTTGGCAGTATTGGCGACTATGCAGTGAGCGCGGTGAGTTTGAACAATCAAAACTGGTATAAAAATTCAAACAATACCTGGGTATTGCTAGGATCTGATACCTGGAAAACATCATGGCCTACCTTGCAAGGCACAAACTCTGTGAGTGGTAGTGGGCTAACTGTTGGTTCTAACATGTATATTAACGGCACATTGGCCACAGTCAGTGCAACCAACACAGTGGTGGGATTTGCCGCGGTAATCAATAGCTTGTCCATTCCAGGTGTAACTGCTGCCGCAGTCAGCAACAAATTAACATTGTATGCAACCAGCGCCGCAACCAATGACGGATCTACAGACAGCGGTGGTGTTATTAGTATTCAAACTGGTACCATTGGTGGTGCTGCATTGCTGACCACATTGGGTATTGCAGCCATTGAATACCGTGCTCCAAGTTATTTCCCAGGATACAGTTATCAGGCACCTCGTTGGAGAACCACAGACACAGCACCTGCCCCCACAGGTTCTATCTGGCAGAACGTTAGTACTGCTAGTGCTGGTATGAGTTTGAAACTAAAGCAATACAGTGCTGCATTGGATACTTTTATTGCACAAAGCAGTCCTGCATATTTGTATGATGGCTCAGCAAATTATGGCCTTGATCCCACAGGCGGCGGCAAAAATATTCCAGTTGGTAGCACTTATGTACAGTACAACAATCAAGCATATAACACATCTCCTAACGCTAACGCTACTTTCATGCTGCTTGAAAGAGTTGCATTGGGTGCAACAATTGTAACTGGTGATACCACCCCAGGCAGCAACAGCGATCCATTGTTTGTTGTAGGCAATCAATTTCAACTAGTTGCAACTGCGGCTGGATCAGCAAATGTTAGCGAAACCTACACCATCACATTAACTGGCACCAGTGTTGCTTCATTCATCACCAATGTTAGTGCTGCCAACATTCCTTATGTCAGCGCCAGTGTCAACAGCGCTGGGAACATTGTGTTTACACACAGTCAAGGTGGCGCAATTTATGTGGACAATATAACAGGAACTCCAATTACCACTGCAGGATTTACCACCGCTACTGCAAAAGTTCGTCAGGACCAAACAGCAGGATTTTTGGTATTGAGCAATTGGGTCAGCACTGATTTATTCACCTACACTGCAAGTGATACTGCACCAGACCAAAACCCAGCAGACGGACGTTTGTGGTACTACAGTTCGGTCAGTGATGTGGACATCATGATTCAGGATAATGGATCTTGGCAAGGTTATCAAAATGTCACCAATGACACACGTGGCTTTAACCTTGCATTGACCAATGCATCAGGACCTATTGTGGCTGCCACTGAACCACTGACACAGAATGACGCAGCTGAGAGTCCACTGCAATATGGTGATTTATGGATTGACAGCAGCGACCTTGAAAACTATCCTAAAATGTATCGCTGGGAACAAGTCAGCGGAACAGATCAATGGG